AGCTAACAAAGCAATGCCTATCCGCCGTCAAGCTACCCTTTGGAGACGGCGGCTGGGTAATGGGTCGCAAGGTAAGTAATACGACAATCTGCGGAGCAATTGCTTCAGCCTTAGCGACACACTACGCAACCAAGTCTGAAACTGGCGTAGATATCCAAATAGTGTAAGTCGCTTATCTTACAATGTAAGCAATGGGTGCTATAAGAGATTTTCTATTTCCACAGGTTCAAGCCGCTAAGCCAGGAATCGTAACTGATGTCCAAGCTGGGCTAACACCCGTACAGATTGCTGACTCGGTTTATAACATACTTGGCGGATCAACAAATACTACTCGCGCATTGGCTATGTCCGTACCATCGGTAGCTCGCGCTAGAAATATAATTACGGGAACCATCGGCTCATTACCTTTGACAACATTTAATCGCATTACTGGCGAATATGTTGATCCTCACAGAGTAATCAATCAGCCAGACCCAAGAGTCGCAGGATTTGTAATCTATTGCTGGCTTGCTGAAGATATCTGGCTATACGGCGCAGGTTACGGCCAAGTTTTAGAAATGTACTCTGCAACAGATGGCGGTCGCGTTAGAGCTTGGACTCGAGTTAGTCCAGACCGCGTCACAGTAGATACAGATTTTCTTAACACAACTATTAACGGATATAAAGTTGATGGTAAGTCAGTTCCAATGCAAGGCGTTGGCTCACTTATCCGATTCGATGGCGCAGATGAAGGATTCTTGCATCGCGCTGGTAAAACAGTAGCCGCAGCAGTTTATCTTGAGAACGCTGCACTAAATTACGCTAAAGAGCCCGCCCCTAGTATGGTTTTGAAATCTAATGGCACTAATCTAACTGCCGAAAGAATTTCATCACTTCTTACTGCTTGGAAATCTGCTCGTCAATCTCGTTCAACTGCATTTCTTAATGCTGATGTAGATTTGAAAGAATTTGGCTTTGATCCTAAATCGTTACAACTCGCAGAAGGCCGTCAGTATGTGGCTTTAGAATTAGCGAGGGCTTGTGGAATTCCTGCCTACTTCTTGAGCGCCGAAACGACTTCAATGACTTATTCAAACGCTGTGTCCGAGCGGCGCTCATTAGTTGATTTCTCACTTCGCCCAATACTTAAAGCGATTGAGGAACGCTTATCATTACCAGACTTTGTGCCTAATCCTGTAATGGTGCGCTTTGACCTTGATGATTTCCTACGCGGTAACGCGCTAGAGAGAGCGCAAGTCTATGAAATCCTAAACCGCATCGGCGCAATGAGCGTTGAGCAGATACAGCGAGAGGAAGATTTGATTCCAAATGAAGGTTAATATGCCAATGGCAGTTACAGCTGCCGACACTATTAAAAGAACCATTACTGGAACTATTGTTACTTGGAATGAGCAAGGCAATACTTCAGTTGGCCCAACAGTATTCGCAAAAGATTCTATTGAGATGAAGCCTGTAAAGCTTCTCCTCGAACACGACAGAACTAGACCCATTGGAAAGCTTGTCAGCCACTCTGTTGAAAACGATAAAATTGTGGCTACCTTTCGTATTGCCAATACTATGGCTGGAGAAGATGCGCTAATTGAAGCAACTGAAGGATTACGCGATGGCTTTAGCGTAGGCGCTCAGATAAATGAATGGACAAATGTTAAGGGCGTTATGCAGATTACTTCAGCAACTTTAGATGAGGTATCTCTAGTAACTGATCCTGCAATTGATTCTGCTCGCGTTAGCGAAGTAGCAGCATCAGAGAACGAAGAAAAGAAAGATTCTGACTTGGCAACCGCTGATTCAGAGAAACCAACCGAAGGAGACCAAGTGTCTGACACTACCGCTCCTGCTCCTGCCGTTGAAGAAGCGGTAGAAGCAGCTAAAGCAAATATGGTTGAGGCAGCTCGCCCAGCCTTTTACACAGCACCTCGCCTTGAATTCACCAAGGCAAAATATCTTGAGAATAGCGTTCGCGCTAAGCTCGGTGATGACGATGCTCGCCAGTATGTTTTGGCAGCAGATGATACGACTTCCAATAACGCTGGCCTCATCCCAACTCGTCAGCTAACTGAAGTAATCAACCCACTATCAAATGCTGATCGTTCAACAATTGATGCAATCTCTCGCGGAGTCCTACCAGATGCTGGTATGAGCTTTGAGATTCCAAAGATTACAGCCGTTCCAACAGTTGAAGATGAGAACGAAGGCGATGCAATTGTCGAGACAGGAATGACCAACAGCTTCCTAACAGTAAATGTTAATAAGTATGCAGGTGGCCAGACCTTCTCCGTTGAACTTCTTGACCGAAGCAATCCAGTATTCTTCGATGAGTTAGTTCGTCAAATGGAATTCGCTTATGCTCTAGCGACAGATAAATTCGTTGCTGGTCAATTGCTTTCAAATGGACAAGCAGCTGCCACAGCAGCTGATAACACAGCGGCAGGAATTCTTACTTTCGTATCCGAAGCAGCTGCTGAGGTTTATAAGGACTCTTTAGGATTTGCTAAAAACCTTATTGTCACACCAGAGCAATGGGCAAAGATTATGTCTTATAATGATTCTGGCCGCCCAATCTACACAGCATCACAGCCACAGAACGCAGCTGGCGTAGCTAGCCCACAAAGCCTCCGCGGAACCGTTGCTGGACTTGGACTTTATGTATCTCGCGCACTTGGTTCATTAACTGCTGCTCATCCATCTCTACCACTTGGCGATGGTTCAATGATTGTAGTAAATCCAGATTCTTACACTTGGTATGAATCAAGCAGATTCCGTCTCCAGACCAATGTAGCTCTAAATGGTCAGATTGAAGTTGCTTACTACGGATATGGCGCACTCGCAGTGAAGGTTGCTGATGGTGCTGTCTATTTCAACAAGAACTAACAATCAATAATAGTGACGGCCAGTCCGCTCCCGAGCTGGCCGCTCACCTAACTGCTTGAAAGGATGACGAGATGCCAACAATAATTACGGCCACAGAGCTTAGGACGATTCTTGGCGTTTCGTCATCCCTGTATAACGATGCTTATCTCAATGACATATGTGATGCAGCTGAAAACTTAGTGCTTCCAATGCTAGTCAGTTATTCAGCGCCAATTGCCAAGGTCGAGCGCTCCGATGATGTAGTCGTATTTACTACACAGGGAGAGCACCCTTTTAGCGTAGGTCAGTCAGTAGTTATCACTGGCGTAAATAACACCTTTAATGGCACTCACACTATTACCGATATTGGCCCAGACTTTTACTTTGAGTTTCCTAATTTTACTAACCCAGCCAACTTTAATATTGGCAATCTAAACCTAGAATTTACAGTCGCATTAGTCGGCGCAGATGTAAATGAATTTAATGTTATCCCTGCTGGCAAGGCAACCCTTACTGGCGCTTCAACCTATGTTGCTAATCCAAATGTAGAGGCAGCAGTTTTAACTATTTCCGTTGAAATCTTCCAAGCAAGAACCGCAGCTGGAGGATCAATCGAAGGCGTAGATTTTGCAGTAACCCCTTATCGCCTATCTAAAAATTTACTCGCCAAAGTTACTGGCTTACTTGGGCCATATCTTGATGTTGAAACTATGGTGGGGTAATGCCAATTTCAACAGATGTTCGCGGAGCAATTAAAACGGCTCTGGGGGCTTGCGCCGCTAATATCTACGACTCCGTTCCAGAATCTCCCATCGTTCCAGCAATAGTAATTATTCCAGATTCTCCCTATATGGAATTAGAAGTCTTAGGCAAAGTTACTACTAGAGTCAAATTAAATTACACCATCACCGCTTGCGTTGCTTACTTTTCCAACGCAGCAGCTCTTGATAATTTAGAGCAATTAGTAATGAGTATTCTTGGAGCATTAAATGCTTCCAAGTATGAGTTATCAATAGTCGAAAGACCTTCGGTAACCGAAGTAGGAACTACTACCCTGTTAGTTTCAGATATACGCTTGAGCGTCCGCTACGAGCAAACCGCATAGGAGATCAAAATGCCAACCACAGTAATAACTGGGCGCGATGTGAGTTTTACCATTGGGGGTAATAACTTTGACGCTCAAACAACTTCAGCCGTTTTAAGTTGCGAAACAATCATTGAGACTTATCAAACTCTCGATGGTCGCGCTTATAAGTCGGTAGATAAGCAATGGACTTTCACAATTGAACTATTGCAGGACTGGGGAGCAACTGGCTCTCTATTTGAAATTATTTGGGGCGTTGCAGAATCAGCACCAAATACGACAATTTCAACAGTATTCACAGCTGCATCAGGCGCAACTTTTACATTTAATGTTTTGCCAATCTTCCCAACTGCTGGTGGAGCTGCTCCTGGAGCACTCACCGACACTTGGACGATGACAGTTGTTGGGCAACCAGCAGAGTCCTTTACCTAAGAGATCGGAGCATCGGGAGTTATGAAGTCGCAAATAAAAATTGAATATAACTCGGGCGAAGAAGCAACTTATATTGCCCAACCGCCCGAGTATGCCAAATGGGAGAAAGCAACTGGCAAGACGATTGGCGAATTAGGCGGTGTCTGGGACATTATGTTTTTGGCATATAACGCAATGAAACGCGAAGCGGCTGGTAAGCCAGTTAAATCTTTCGAAGTATGGATGGAGACAGTTGCAGATATCGATGTGGTGAATGAAAACCCAAAAGCCACACCGCTGGAAGCCTAAACTATCTTCTAACGCTTCTGGCAATTGAGACGCGGATTCCCAAACAATATTGGGATGATGCGGAAGATGTCTTGACAGCCTTGGAAATACTAAAGGAGAGAAATGGTGGCAAGTGATCCGATTACTTATGATCGTAGCGAGCTACGCGGTATTCTCAAAGCCTTTAAAGCAATGGATGAGCAAGCAATCCAAGAAGCTAGAACCGAAAGCAATGCCATCGCAACCTACGCAGCTAATCAAATCAAAGTCACCGCGCTCGGACGAACAGTCTCGGGTTCTGGTGTTCGCAGAGTTGCCGAAGGTGTCCGCATCAGCAAATCATCCAAGATTGGCGAATTCTCTTATGGATTTGCATCTCAAAAGTTTTCTGGTGGCGCAACGACGCAGAAGCTCTGGGCAGGACTTGAATTTGGAAGTAACCGCTATCGCCAGTTCCCCAGACGCACTCCCAACAGAGGACGCGGCAATTCTGGCTACTTTATCTACCCGACACTTCGCAAGATTCAGCCTGAACTAATTCGCAAATGGGAAGAAGCTTTTGCTGCAATTGTAAAGAAATGGGGATAACAAATGGCTGGTAATAGAACGCTTAAGTTATCCATCCTTGCAGATGTTGATGATCTAAAGAAAAAGCTTGGCCAAGGTGAAAAAGAAGTTGAAGGCTTTGGCAATAAGCTAGGGGAATTTTCAAAGAAGGCTGCCGCCGCTTTTGCGGTTGCCGCTGCTGCTGCTGCTGCTTATGCAGGTAAGTTGCTTATAGATGGCGTTAAAGCAGCTATTGAAGATGAAAAGGCTCAAGTCAAATTAGCTCAGACTTTAGAAAATACCACTGGCGCTACTAGAGAACAGATAAAAGCAGTAGAGGATCAAATCCTAAAGATGTCTTTGGCTACTGGTATTGCCGATGACAAATTAAGACCTTCTTTTGAAAAACTGGTAAGAGCTACGAATGATGTTGCCCAAGCTCAAAAACTACAAACCCTAGCCTTAGATATTGCTGCTGGTTCTGGCAAAGATTTAGAGGCAGTCAGCGTAGCCCTTGCTAAGGCTTATGATGGCAACAACACTTCGCTACAGCGTCTTGGCGTAGGACTTTCTGCTGCTGAGTTAAAATCAATGAGCTTCGATGATGTAACTAAATCACTTGCCGAAACCTTTGGCGGCCAAGCTTCGGTTCAGGCAGATACTTTTAGTGGCAAGATGGCAAGGATGCAGGTTGCCTTTGATGAGGCTAAAGAATCTGTAGGCGCTCGATTATTGCCTATCCTAACTCAATTACTAGATACTTTTAATACAAAGGTTGGCCCAGCGGTTCAAGCTATCCAAGATAAATTAAAACCTTTGACTAAAGCCATTGACGATAACAAAGAAGAATTTACCGCTCTTTGGAATTTCCTTAATAAATATATTGTCCCTATAATGGTTGGGGCTTTAAAAAACGCTTTTAGCGGCATAGTAACTGGTGTTACCGCAGTGGTTAGCATTGTAGGCAAAGCAGTCAATTTCTTTCAAGACCTATATGATGCTTATAAGAAGATTGTAGATTTTATAAAAAATAATCCATTAACTAACCTTCTTGGCAAATTAAATCCTTTTAGCAATTCTAGCTTTGGTGGAGCAGATTTCTCAATTGGCGGCGGTGCTAATGAAGTAGATGAGTTAGGTCGCCCAGTTGTAATCAATGCTGGCGGTGGCGGCGGTGGCGGCGGAGGCGGAGGCGGAGGCGGTGGCGGATCTACAGCGCCTAGAGGCGGCACACTTGATGGCGCTAAAGTTTATGAAGTTAATGGCAGAAAAATATTGGTTCCTGCTGGTTTAGATGAGGCTCAAGCCCAAGCTTATGCAGAACGAATAGCTGCATCAATACAAAGAAAAGAAGATTTGATTGCCGAGACTGCAAGAATACGAGAAGGAATAGCAGCTCGTAATGCTGGCAATACTACTGCTACAGATTCTGGAAGCCAAGCTATTGTTATCAATGTAAATGCTGCATCGGTAATTGATAGCGAAGGATTCACCAGAGCAGTTATAGATGCTTTGAATGAAAGCCAAAGCAGAACTGGCGCACTAGATAACTTGGCAATATGACAATCTGGAGCCCAACTTATCGGGTCAAGGTAAATGGCTCGACAGTCACTAACACCACTCTTAGTGGCTTAAGCATTACCTCTGGTCGCACCGATATTTATACCCAACCGCTCGCTGGCTACTGCAATTTAACTCTTATTGAAACTGCTCAAGCTTCTATACCCTATGAGATTAACGATGCGGTAACAGTAGAAGTCCAAAACTCAAGCAATGCTTATGTAACATTATTTGGCGGATTTATTACCGATTTAAATGTGACAGTCCAGACTTCTGGCTCTACTGCTACTAGCCAGCAAATTAAGATAACCGCTGTAGGAGCTTTAGCTCGATTAGCCAGAGCAGTTTATACAGGCAACTTTGCTCATCAATTTGATGGCGACCGAATTGCTGAATTGCTTGAAGGGGTCTTATTTGACCAATGGAATGAAGTGCCAGCAGCTGAGGCTTGGAACGCTTATGATCCTGCCGTCCAATGGGAAGATGCTGAGAATACTGGTTATGGAGAAATTGATACCCCAGGAGATTATCAGCTTCATTCCGAAAGTAATCTGAACGACACAGTTTATAACCTAGCTTCTCGTTTTGCTACTAGCGGACTTGGTTATTTATATGAGGATTCTTCGGGTCGCATTTCTTATGCAGACTCAACTCATCGAGCCCAGTATCTTGGCCTAAATGGATATGTTGATTTAGATGGCGCTCATTCAATCGGCCCAGGATTATCCATCGTTAAACGCGCTGGAGATGTTAGGAACTCTATAACTATTGCCTATGGCTCAAATGGAAACCAAAGCGTTACTGATGAAGATGCCAGCTCAATTACAGCTTATGGAGAACTGGCGACCACAATTTCCACTACCCTTCGCAATCAGAATGATGCTGAGGATCAAGCTGCCTTCTATCTACTTATAAGAGCCTTCCCTCAATTTGGGCTAAGACAGATAACCTTCCCAGTTGGAAGCCCAGAGATTGATAATACTGACCGAGATGCCCTTCTAGGGGTCTTTATGGGTATGCCTATCAATGTCATCAACCTGCCAGCCAATATGGTCAATGGCGAGTTTCAAGGATTCGTAGAAGGTTGGACTTGGACAGCCAGCCTTAATCGATTAAATCTGACTATGAATATATCGCCGTTAGCCTTCTCGCTACAGGCGTTCAAATGGAGCGATGTGCCAGCCACAGAGCTTTGGAATACAATTAACCCAGCTTTATATTGGCTAGACGCTACAATCGTAGCCTAAGGAGATATATGCCGAATACAACAAACTTTAACTGGCCAACGCCAGCAGACACAGACCTTGTCAAAGATGGTGCAGCTGCCATCCGCAACCTTGGTAATGGTGTCGATAGTTCACTAATTGATCTAAAGGGTGGGACAACTGGTCAGATATTAAGCAAGGCAAGCAATGCCGATATGGACTTTGCTTTTATTACTCCAAATGTTGGAGATATAACTGAAGTTCAAGCTGGAACTGGTATCTCAATAGCTTCAGGAACTGGCCCAATTCCAGTCGTAACTAACACAGTTGCAACGGCTTTTGACGCAGCTGGCGATTTAGTATATGGAACTGGTGCTGATACTTTTACTAAATTAAGTCTTGGCACAGCAGGTAAAGTGCTTACTGTTAATTCTGGTGCAACTGCTCCTGAGTGGGGTGCTGCGCCCGCAAGTTGGACTTTAGACTCAACCACAACACTATCTGGAGCTTCAACCTCAATAAACCTAAGTGCTGGTTATAAAGCATTTCATATTTATTGCGTTAATTATCAATTCACCAATGATGCTTATGGTT